TATATTCATAGTGCTTGTTGATGGATACTTGAACTTCAGATGCTGTATCAACGATCAGGGTAACTGCGTCAGTTTTGCCCTTCAAAGAAGCGTTGCCACGACCAGGGGCGGGAGTGTGAACTGTGTCACCTTTCTTGCCCTTGAAGTTCATCTTCATAACCAAGTTCGCTAGAACAAGGTTCTTTTTGTAACTGGCAACAATTTCATCACTCCAAATTTCAGGAATGAAGTTAGCTGCGGACGTTACTGTGGTTGCATTGTTAGGTGCGAATGCTGTATTAGCCATGTTTAAATCTCCAATAAATTAAGTTTACTTAACTCTACCTTCTTGGTACGCCTGCATGATTTCATCAGAAAGCGCCTCATAGCGGTTAGGGTCTTGCATTTTCAGCCGAATAAGGTCAGCCCTACGATAAACTCGTTTTGATGATTCTCCAGAACCACCTACATCTACTCCAACTGCTCTCAAATTCTGCTTTCGAGTGGCTTCTCCAGCATCACTCGTTTGCTTCTGTTTGACAGAGCGAAGTTCTTTGTAAGTCGATAACAGTTCATTGGCAGAATCATAATCGAAATCAGCATCAGCCTTCTTGAACAGATCAATACGAACAGGGCTAGATTTGACCCAATTCGCAAAGTCCTCATTTTTGGCAATGTCGCCAAAATCAGGGTGTTCTTGCGCTAACTTCTGCTGAATTTGCGCCCTTTTCATCTCTAAAGTGGCTTGTCTAGCCGCAATGATGTCAGGGTGACTATCAACTGTCCTTTGAACTGCCTTCTGTGGATTCTCAAAGAAGTCTACTTCAGGCTCTTCTACTCTAGTCTGTTGTTGTCTAGAACTAAGGTTCTGTTTAATGAGTTCATCAGCTAACTTACGGACTTCCCCTACTTCTTGTGCTTGCTTACCAATGAGCTTTTCAGCCTCTTGGTGCATTTTCACAATCTCATCTAAACTTTTGTGCCTGTATTTATCAGGAAGTTCCGACTTATCAGTATCTTTTTGTGAAGTCTTCTGTTCGACAATGTCAAACTCACTTAACTCTTCTTTTTCGTTGTCAATCAACATACGTTTCCTTTTTCCTGCCGTTATCGGTTGTAGGAGATTCAACTCGGCATAATTGCTTATGAGTTGAGTTTCTGCTCAGATTTCAACTTGTCGGTATGACTCTTTCCAAATTTGGCATAAGCCGTTGGAAAAGAACCAGACCATCCTTCAAGTCTAAAAGCTGGCGCAGAGAGTGAACGTGTAGCCAAAGCCCCACACTCACACTTCAAGTTCGTTGCCTCATAAACAACAAACTTTTCTGTTTTGTGTCCGTTTTCACAGACGTAATCATAAAATCTCTTCATAAGCCCTCTCGCTGATCTCTTTAAGATTTTTCAGCCAAGTTAGGATAGAAAGTTCACCTTTTTTGAATTGTAGGTCTTTCTCATCAGAAACTACAGAGATATTATTCAAAGATACTATTATTTTGTCAATATCTTCTACTAAATCTTTCCACCCTTGGGTAGACATCATCTCAAAACGATCTGTATAGTATTTTTCTAGTTCAGGCGTCATACGTCTTCAGAACCAGCGTACTGCGTAAAAGTCTTCAGAACACCATATATAGCGGGGATTAAATCACCTTCTAGGTCTTCCATGTTGATGTAGTGAGCCTGTTGTTGTATAGAGGGCCATCCCGCTTTACGGGCTTCCTCTGTGGCGTGAATTTCCACTTGAACTTGGATTTGGTCTTTAGTACCAAAAAAGTTGGTAATCCTAGCGTAAGCCTGTGTTTCAGACTGTCCGTTAGTTGAGTTAGTTGCTGTAATGAGTAGTGCCATATTAGTCCTTAGTATGTAACCTCTGTTGTAGAAATCTGCGCTACGACCCTGATTGTCGTTGATGCTTGACCAGTAAATGTAATTGCTAATCCACCATTGGTAGTGTCGGCAGTTGCGGTTATAGCCCATGTAGAAGCACCTGCGTCTGCATAGGCTGATGTAACTGTAGGCGTTCCAACCAAAGCGGTAGAAGCGGCATTTGCACCACGTTTAATAGCACCTTCAATTGCCCAAGCCTTTGTGTTACCACCACCCGTCACGTTAGCAATGACAGAGCCTTTGAAATAGTAAGCAGAGTTGTTGGGTAGGATTACTTGGTTTGTGCTTGATGCGGCATTTGAGTTTGAGCGAAGAACAGTTGAAGTTGCGTCTGTAGTTTGAATTGTTAAAACAAGTAATGCGGATTGTACGCTTCCATTACTACTAGCAAAATTAGCAGGAAAAACTGTGTAGCCTGTTATGCCTCTTGCACTTCCACCTGTTCCACCAATAATAGAAGAAAAATCACCATTGGCATTATTGCCATATCCACCACCAATAAAAGCGTATTGATTTGGTGCTTGATTTAACGCACCACCACCAATCATTGCATATAAACCAGTAACGGAATTGTTAATACCGCCTACAACAATAGAGCCTTTGTTGGTTGCTGAATTTGAGTATGTTGCAGTTCCATCGCCACCGCCAACAACAACTGCTCCAATGCCAGAAGCGGTATTACGCATACCACCACCAACAAAACTCCAATCCCCACTAGCCACATTACGATTAGCCGCAGTACCAGCATCACCACCACCACCGATGAAACTGTAAGAGCCTGTGGCTTGGTTATTACCTCCTCCTACTACTACTCCATGAGGGGTGTAAAAGGATAGGGTTGATGTTGATGAACCGCTTGCGGCTTGGGATAGGGTTAGGCTCGTTCCCGAGATTGCGGCAACGTAGGTGTTTGGAAATGTAATTGAAGTTCCGACAACTAATTGCCCTACTTTAATGCTTGCATTTGAGCCTGACAACGTAACGGCTGTTGTGCCGTTCATTGTTCCTGATTGTGTGGTTACAGCACTTCCGCTAGTTCCAGAATTAGATGTTCCGCCCACTACAGCGTTGAAATAACCGTTTGTAGTGTTTGAACTACCGCCAGAAACTACAGCACCATATGCAACGGAACCAATGTTATTTGATGTTCCAGCACCAATAAAACCATAAGTTCCAGCCTGAGTGTTTGAACTGCCCCCACCAACAAAACCTTGATTAGATTCCGTATTTAAATAGCCACCACTAACAACACTGGTATAAGCGGTTGCTCTATTTCCATATCCACCACCAACAACACTTAATTGACCACTAGCAACACCAGCCGCTACATTTCTACTTGTCTGCCAATCAACAGCATTAGCACCACGAGCATTACCACCAGTAGCAGATGATGTAGTGGCTTGTGCTTGTAATGCACCAGTACCCGCAGGGGATACATACAGAGAACCATCAGACTGTAATCCTATTGTGGAAACACCTGAAAAGGATAGGGTAGGAGTTCCGTAAACTACAGTAGATGTAGTTGCTATATATGTCCCAACTGTTGATGAGAGTTCTAGTTGAGAACCCCAAACATAAATAGTTTGAGCATTTGTTGTATTTCTTGTGTTGTTAGCATTAGAAACTGCAACATCAATTAAAGATGCACTATTAGTAGAAATTGTAGAACCAACAAGAGCACATCTATACCAACCATTTCCAACTGATGTTATTGTTGCGCTAACTGATGCTTGAACTGTTCCTAATGAACCAGTTGAAAGATTAAACCATGCCTCATCAGTAGTATTGTTGTTTATAAATAAGGCACGTAATCTTAGCCAACTTCCTGTCCCTGCTTTTGCATAAACACTAACACCATAAGAAGTTGATAAAACAGGAGTTAATGTTTGACGACAATAAGCATCAGTAGTCCCATTTGGTGTAAGAATGTTTGCAGTTAAACCGCCTAATGGGTCGGTTGTTGCAGTAGTTGATACCGCAGTTAAATTACTTTTTGTCCAAGTAGCATTTGTAAAATCTTGGCTTTGTAATAGTAAATTCTGCCCAGTACCCTTTAACACTTCTGTCTGAGCAGTAAGCGTAGTAAACGTACCAGCCGCAGGGGTTGTTGCTCCAACTGTTGTGTTGTTGATTGCACCGCCTGTGATGGCTACGTTATTGGCGTTCTGTGTTGCCATCGTGCCATAAGTGGCAATTGTGGCTTGTAGGGCAGCAATGGCGTTTAAAGTTGTCTGTGAATCACCACCTGATCCACTCTGAATCTTATGGATTGTCTGAGCAACATCAACAGGAACTACCTCGCCTACATTGATTTCTCTGCCATCAGATAAAGTAATAACTAGACTGCCATCAAAGTCAATCTTGGCATCTTGGACGCTAATCCCGTCTTTTCCGTCTAGTCCATCTTTACCATCTAAACCAGACTTTCCATCTCTTCCTTGAGCGCCATCTAATCCTCGGTCGCCTTGTTCACCCTTTTGACCTTGGATGCCTTGCTCTCCCTTTTCAGGGATTATTCTTAGTTTGGCTTCTACTTTGGCTTCAATAGTTTTTAGAGCTTCGATAATCAACTCTACATTGTCATCAATAGCTTGTTGCTCATTTTCTTGCATGGCAACAAGTGTCTCTTCCATCTGATTGATGGCGGCTAACTTGTCATCAAAAGACGAATCTGGTGATTCAATACTCTGGATTAGCTCTTTGATATTAGCCATTCTTTAAACCATCTGTAAGTTTAGACAAGAAGTCTTGTTTTACTTTATTCTGAGCATTTAACTTATCAGCCATCTGCAATTCAACAATCTTAGACTTGTTCTTAATGTCAGCTTCTTTAAGCATCAAGTCAGCAATCTTAACCCTCTTATCAAACTCTTTAGACGCTAAATCAGCATCATTTGGAAGGTTCTTCGTATTAGCCGCCATGCTCTTAGCTTGTAGTTCCATAGGCATCAATTGCGCTTCAGTCATCAATTTTTGCGCTTCAGCACGATTTTGCTCTGCTTGGGTAGTCTGTACTGCAATCTGAGCTTGAGCCGACTGCATAGCCAATTGAGCCTGTGCTTGTTGCATCTGTTGAGCTTGTGGATCAGGCTTAGACATCTCATCCAACATCTGAATCAACTCATATCTGTTAGACAAAGATGAGTTAGCCATGATTCCTTTAAGAATAACAGGCAAAACAGGTGTATT